GCGAACTATGTGTTCGAGTACCCGCTTGCGATCCCAGAAAAGACTACGGTTGAGGCTACTGCGATCGCCAGTGCAAACAACAATGCCGTTTCGTCCATGTTCATTATTCTTTTGGTGAAAGAGGGGCCGTAATGCCCGCTAAGTCGAGAGCGCAATTTCGACTGATGAAGGCGGTCGCGAACGACCCCAAAGTCGCCAAGCGGGTGGGTATTTCGCAAAGCACCGCTTCCGAGTACACAGAATCCAACGTTGGCAAGAAGTCGTACGGCAAGCTACCTGAAAGAATGGCGGAGGGCGGCTTGTACGCGAATATCAATGTCAAGCGTCAGCGCATTGCTGAAGGTAGTGGAGAGAAGATGCGCAAACCCGGTACTCCCGGTGCACCAACTGCGCAGGACTTTAAAGAGTCAGCAAAGACTGTTAAAAAGGCGTCGGGCGGCGGGGTGTCCTTGGCCGTCGGGCGTGGCGAGAAGATGCCGGTTGAAAAAGGCGCGGGTTTGACGGCGAAAGGCCGGGCAAAGTACAATCGAGAGACCGGCAGTAATTTGAAGGCACCGCAGCCTCAAGGTGGCCCGAGAAGAGATTCATTCTGTGCTCGAATGGGGCCGGTGGCCAAGAAGTCGGAGACCGGGTCGAGAGCCAGAGCGTCAATGAAGCGTTGGAATTGTCCGGGTTGGTAAACATTTGGAGCAAATATGGCTGATCTAAGAGAACTGGCACGCGAACTCGAGAGAAAACGCGCGAGAGGCGAAGTGACCAATGTAGACGAGGCCACATTCAACGCGATGGATGCCGCCGCCGGGCTGAAAGACATAGAAGATGATTTCAAGAGGACACGCGATCGTGATCTGCGGCGTCGCACGCCTCAGGAGCGGATGAGAGAAGCGATGTCCGGTCTCGAGAATATGAAAAAAGGCGGCAGTGTGCAATCTTCGCGTAGCAAGTCGACAATGAAGAAAACGCCGATGTGGTAAAGGCATAAAATGAGCTATTCTGGTACTGTAGGACTCACCCGAATTTCGGTCCAAGATATGATCGATGATGGTGCTCGCAGTGCCGGGAAGCTGGCCGAAGAGCTTACCGTCGAGCAGGTACAAGCGTCGAAGCGATTTTTGTACTATTTATTGTCGGATCTGGTCAACATCGGCATCCAGTATTGGTGCATCGATAGCAAGGTGTATGGTCTGAAGGCCGACCAGAACACTTATGACCTGCCGCTCGGTGCCGTGGATACCCTCAATGTCCTGTACCGGAACATGAATCGACCGACGCCAAATGCGTTGGGCGGGTACACATCGTCGCCGATTGCCCCCGGGTTCAATCTGGCCAGCGCCTTCGACAGTGATGTCGATACCAAGGTAGTCCAGTCAGTTACCAACGGATTCCTTGGGATCAATTACGGGCTGAACAACGATATATACGCAGGTTCGATCGGAATCCTGCCGGGTACGTCTGGATCGTTTCATATACTGCTCGAAGTATCGACTGATGGGGTCACTTGGACACTGCTTAAGGATTGCGGGGTTACGACTTGGGTCGATAATGAGTGGTTGTGGTACCAGATTGAGCCGGGCGCGACCATCCAGTATTACAGAATGCGTGAAACCGGGGGCAACACCCTGTCGGTGCGCGAATTCTACGTTGGGAATATGTCCCGCGAAGTCCAGATGGCGCGTCTGAACCGCGATGACTTCACCAATTTACCAAATAAGAACTTCACGGCGAATCAGCCATATCAGTTCTGGCTAAATCGAACCATTCCGGTGGCGCAGATTAACCTTTGGCCGACCCCATCGGACCCATTCATTCAGATGGTCGTGTGGTATTCGAGGCAGATCCAGGATGTCGGTCAATTGTCTGGTGAACTTGAGATACCTCAGAGGTGGTATCTGGCGATCCAGTCAATGCTTTCTCATCGGATGTCGGTGATTCTGCCGCAGGTAGATCTTAATCGGATAGCATATTTGAAAGTCGAAGCGGCTGAATGTTTGAATCGAGCGGAGCAGGAAGAGCGTGACAAGTCGCCGATCTACTTCGCGCCGAATATCTCGGTATATACTCGATAGTCATGCCGATATTTCTTGATACTCTCGGATATTCGACAATTGCCATCGCGGTATGCGATCGGTGCAAGATGAAGCGTCCATTGGCCACTCTGAGTTCGGATTTTAACTTCCCGGGCCTCCGGGTGTGTGATCAGGGGTGCAAAGACGAATTTGACCCATATCGACTGCCCGCTCGAAAGACCGAGAGGATTAATCTGCGGTTCCCGAGACCCGACGTGAGTGTCGCGACTGATCCGAATGACCTGATTACTGGCCCGTATGGCGGTTATGTGATATCCACTGAGGGTAACACGAACACCATCCAGAACGACGGAAACCTCGATGGTATCGAAAGCACTCCGTAAATGGCCAATGTACAGATATCTCAGCTACCCGCAGCCAACCCCTTAACCGGGGATGAACTCGTCGCGGTCGTTCAAAGCGGTATCACGGTTCGCACAACCACTTCGCAGGTCGCCGGAAGTCCTTCCCAGCAGCAGACGTACATTACCAAGAATCTAGAGACGTCTCTGCCGAATTCTCAGTACCTCTCGACTAGTGCAGGACTCACTTTACAGAGTGGTGGACCGCAATCTTTTCTGCGAATCGCACTTACTGGTGCCCCGGCGGGCCTCGAGACGGTATCTCCGGGACTCTTGGCGAAGGTAGATGCGGCTAATATAGCTTCCCGTACTCTGACGGCCTCCGGAGCCGGTCTCTCGGTGTCGAACGGGGATGGCATCGCGGGCAATCCGACATTTCAGCTGACCGGAATTGCTGCGGCTGTAGCTAATCTGGGCGGTACTGGCCTGATGGCGATCAATGGTGGCACGACCGTGGGTGGTGTGCAGATTGTCGGCACTGCTGGGCAAATAAACGTTGCGAATGGGAATGGTTCGGGTGGCAATCCGACTATCTCCTTGACCAACACTGGGGTGACTGCGGGTTCCTACGGGTCTGCATCGAATACTCTGACCGCTACAGTGGATGCTCAGGGGCGGCTGACCAGTATCGGTGCCATCCCGATTGATATCAATACTTCGCAGATTACCAACGGGCAATTGCCGGTGCTGCGTGGAGGTACCGGCTCAAGCACTCCTGATGGGGCGTTGACCAATTTATTACCCACTCAAACCGGCCAAAATGGCAAAGTATTGGCCACTGATGGCTCGAATACTTTCTGGGCAGCGGCTGGTGTCGGCTCGGTTACATCGGTCGATGTCTCGGGTGGCACGACCGGATTGACGACTTCTGGTGGGCCGATCATCACCTCCGGCACTATCACGTTGGGCGGCACTCTGAACGTCGCCAACGGTGGTACTGGGGTGACTACGCTCACTGGATACGTGATTGGAAATGGCGCGTCTCCGATGACGGCGTCAGCGACGATCCCGACGACGGATTTATCAGGCACTGTATCCAACGCGCAGCTGGCGAACAGCTCAATCACCATCAATGGTAGTAATGTCAGCCTCGGTGGATCAGTTACCGTCACTGCTGCGGCCCCGAATGCGCTGACGATTGGGACTGGGTTATCGGGTGGATCGTATAATGGTTCTGCTGCAGTAACTATTGCGATTGATTCGACCGTCGCTACTCTGACGGGTACCCAGACGCTGACCAATAAGACGATCGCGGGTAATCAGAACACGCTGTCGAACATCCCGAATAGTTCACTCGACAATTCGGCGGTGACATTCAACGGGCAGACCGTGTCCTTGGGTGGGTCTGGAACGATTACTGCTGCGACTCCGAATGCCCTGACGATTGGTACCGGCTTGACCGGCACGAGCTTCAATGGATCTTCGGCGGTAACGATTGCGATTGACTCGACAGTAGCTACTTTGACCGGCACTCAGACGCTGACCAACAAGTCGATCTCCGGTGCTACAAATATTCTAACTGCGATCCCGAATTCATCGCTCGATTACTCGTCGGTCACGATTGGTTCGACCAGTGTATCGCTGGGGGCTACAGCGACTACGTTAGCTGGTCTGACTTCGGTCGCGGTTACACAAGATCCGACCTCGGCGCTGCAGTTAGCGACTAAGCAATACGTCGATTCTGTGGCTGAAGGGTTGCATGTCCACGCCTCTTGTGCAGCGGCTACACCGGGTACTTTGGCGTCGATTACCGGCGGCACGGTTACCTACAACAACGGGACTGCCGGGGTAGGTGCGACGCTAACGTTAAGTGTTGCCTTGACAGTGCTGGATGGGTACACCTTGCAGCCGACCGATCGGATTCTGGTCAAGAATGAGGCGACTCAGGCCAATAACGGTATTTACACGTGGGCAACCGGTGGAACGGTCTTAACCCGTGCGACGGACTTTGATACGGCGGTCGAGATTGCCAGTGGTGATTTCACGTTTATCTCGAATGGCAGCTTATACGCGGATACAGGCTGGGTACAGACTGAACCTGTAACGACGATTGGTACCGACCCGATCGTTTGGTCACAATTTTCAGGGGCGGGCACTTACACTGCGGGCACTGGGTTAACGCTGACTGGTAGCCAGTTCAGCATCACGAATACCGGCGTGACTGCTGCGGCTTATGGCTCGTCATCGGCAGTGGGCACCTTTACGGTAAATGCCCAAGGCCAATTGACTACTGCGGCAACCGTGCCGATTGCGATTAATGGCAACCAGATCACCTCAGGTACGGTCGGGTCGTCTTATATCAGCGGGTCCTATACCGGAATTACCGGGGTAGGCACGCTGACTGCAGGTACTTGGAATGCCACGCCGATCGCCAACAACTATCTGGCGAACTCCAGTATCACGATCAATGGTAACTCGGTAAGTCTTGGTGGCAGCACGACGGTGACCGCCAACACTCCGAACTCGGTGACCTTTGATAATTCGGGTTCAGGGGCAGCGTCGGGTACCACGTTCAACGGTGGGACGGCGATTACCGTAAGCTACAACACGGTTGGTGCGTCGCCTCTGGCGGGTTCAACCAGCTTTACGACGGCGGGTACGATCACGACGGGTACTTGGAATGCCACGGCGATTACCACGACCTATGGCGGGACTGGGCTGACCAGTTATACCGCCGGTGACATACTTTTTTACAGCACGGGGACGGCATTATCCAAGCTCGCGATTGGCACGACCGGTCAGGTGTTGGTGTCGAGTGGCACCGCACCGCAGTATGTCGCCCAGAGCACGCTGTCAGTCGGTTCCGCGACCAATGCGACGAATGTGGGGGTGACGGCCAGCAATGTAAATGCGGCGTTTTATCCGACATTCGTCAGTAGTACCACCGGTAATCTACCCATTGCCGTCGATGCAGATTTGACTTATAATCCTTCTTCAAACACGCTGACCACCGGTACCGTGGTGGCGACGACCGGTATCTTTGGAGGTACATTCTAATGGCGCAGACTGGATTTACGCCGATTTCGCTGTATTACAGCACGACTGCCGCTGCTGCTCCGACCGCTGGTAACTTGGCGAGTGGTGAATTAGCGATTAACATCACTGATGGCAGGCTGTTTTACAAAGACAATTTAGGGGCGGTACAGGTACTCGCCACTAAAGGCACGGGATCAATTGGCGGCTCGAACACTCAAGTACAGTTTAACAACAGTGGGGCGCTAGGTGGATCTGCAAACCTGACATGGAGTGGCACCGTACTGACATCAACTGGCTTTTCTGGCCCATTGAATGGCTCAGTAGGTGCAACCACCCCAAGTACCGGCGCGTTTACCACATTATCTGCGAGTTCCACGGTATCGGGTACCGGCTTTAGCAATTATCTGGCTTCCCCTCCGGCGATTGGTGGGACTGCGCCAAATACCGGTGCATTCACCACGTTGACCGCGAGTGCGGATTCCTCGTTCACTTCAACTGGTGCATTGTTGATTAGCAAGGGTACGACTGGTCAGCAGCCGGGAAGTCCTGCTACTGGGATGATGCGTTATAACACCACGACGAATCAATTCGAGGGTTATAGCGGTTCCTCTCCTGCATGGAAGTCGATTGGTGGATCGGCACTATCAAATGACACGAGTACGACAAGCAATCTGTTTCCTGTCTTTGCGGGTGCGACTTCAGGGACTGCTGAAAACCTGTTCACATCGAACGCTAAGCTTCTTTACAAGCCGAGTACGGGTGAATTATCGGCGAGTGTACCGAGGGCAGATAACGGTATCTTTGTGAACAAGGCGACTGTATCGACGAGCTATACGATTGCGTCGGGTGATAACGGGATGTCTGCTGGAACGATTACGATAGCCGATGGCGTTACGGTGACAGTTTCCGACGGTTCGACTTGGGTAGTTGTAGGCTAAGGGATAAACATGGCAACGATACTTAAAGCGGGTAACGTAGCATCAGGCGCACAGATAACGTCGGATGCCACAGGTATCTTAGAAATCAGAACGGGTACTGGGGCTGGTACGACTGCGATGACTGTTAATACGTCGCAGAACGTCGGGGTTGGTACGAGTAGTCCAAACACAAGACTGCAATCTAGTGTTGGTTCAAGCGGTTCTGGCGTTGTAAATGCTCTCAGACTGCAAAATGTTGGAACTACTGTTGGCGATGGTGCAAGAATTTTATTTACGGCTGGCACTTCTACTGATGGTGCTGGCATTGCTTCTACTGGTGTTGC